TTTGAAAAAAGATATTATATAATAGGGTAAAATAAAGGAAGGAGGTAGAGAGATGGAAGAAAAAATAATAAAGATAAGCAGGAAAGTAGCACGAGTCTTAAATACTTCTCCTGAGTTGACCCTAGAAGAGTACTTAGATATCCGTCAAAAAGCCAGAAAACGTTTTGGGAAAAAACAAAAGGAAATTGAAAAAGAATGTTTTGAGTTAGCGAAAAAAGGGAAAATTTCGAACCACATTGGCCTCGCTGTAGAGTTATATCAAATCATCAGAGCAGTGCCCTACCCTCCATTTGCTAGGCGGTTAACAAAAGAAGAATTTAAGGAAGCAATGAAGAGAGTAAGGAGGTAAGAAAATGAAATTAGGAAAAAATGAAAGAGCAATCCTTTTAGCCTTAGCTGGAAGGGCTATGCCTCTTTGTAGTTCAGAACTTGCTCAGTCTAGTGTTCAATTCCTACCAGGCTTGTATTTCAATAACCTCTATTCCAAGCCTGCTAACAGACTAGTTGAAAAAGGGCTAGTTGAAAAAAGACAGGAACGAAACAGAGCTCTTTGGGGTCTTACTCCAAAAGGTGAAATGGTAATCTTTCAAATCACAGGTGGTTTACCTGTGGAAAATTTTGAAAGGGGAAAGAAAATGACAAGTAAAGAAGAGATGATACGGTTCTTTAGGTACAACACTAATCCTGTTGTTCAATCAATCCTCTTCCAGTGGAACTACTATAACAGAATAACAGAAAAACAACTCAGCTTTCTACAGAGAGAAAAAGATAGGATTGAAAAGAAATGCAAAGAAATAAAGCAGAGGGAGGTGAAGAAGAATGGCAGATAGATGGCAGCTAGATGCAGATTGGATAAAAAACAGGGCTTGTCTAAGCCTAATCCAAAAAGACAGGACATGGAAATATCACCAATTTGCAAATGGTGATGAAGAAATCTGTTACTACCAGGACGGGGAACGAATAGAAATTTCCCCATACAAGCTGGAAAAAATCGAACCAGAGCTACTGTGGGAAATGAGAAGGCGTTGGGAAGCAATAGAGTTAATTTTAGGAAGATAATAAAGAAACAAAGGGGGTAAGAAAAATGACAGAAATAGAAAAAGAAGCAAAAAGGCTAGAAAAATTGATGCCTGTAAGCAAAGCATGGAATAGGCTGAGACTATTAAGGTTTCCATGTTTTGAGCCTTATGAAGGAGACCATGAGACAAAAAATGCTTTACCGAAGATGGCAATGAGAGATGTAGGTAAAAATGGTTGGCCGTGCAGTGTTTGCAAACTGCACAGCTCAACCGAATGTGGTTTAAATCAAGTTTTAAATCTGCAATGGGCAATTTTTAAGACAAAGATAAAAAACGGGGAGGTTACTTGCCAATGGTGTGGTAAAACTTCTAAAATCTCTGATTGCCATTACGATAAAGGCGGACCAATTTGGTGCCCGTATTGTGGAAATAGGACAGGTAGCTTCTACCTAGAGAAGGAGGCCAATCATGCATAAAGTGAAATACCCCAAAAAGAAACTGCCCAAAGTGGGGTTTAACCGTTTTGGACACTCCTCCCACACTAAAGGAATGAGGCGGTTAATGGCAAATAAAAACTTTAGGAAAGCGATTGAAAGCACTCTATGCAACCAATGTAAAAGGCTAGAAAGAGAATTGGTAAAAAGGGAAGAAACATGAAACTAACATTACATAATCTATACATAGACATAATCATCCTGTTAGTTACCCTATGGATTGCTTCCAGCTTCATATTTTTTCACATCTGGCAAGAAATAGACACCCCACCTCAAGACACTCAAATAACATCCACTGAACAACCAGCAAACTGGGTCTCCACTAGAAAAATCACTGGAAATATCTACAAAACTGCCATCTCCCTTGAGCCTAATCTTCCCCCTGTAGAAGCAATGGAAATGGCACAGTATTTTGTCAGGCAGAGATGTAAGCAAGCTGAAATAAAGAAAATAACCATCCTGTACACAGTCAAAACAAATATCTGGGTAATATGGAGGGAAGGAAAATGAGGGCAAGCCTAATGGGGCAAAAAATTAAAATCCAATTTCCATTCAACCCCAAGTCCCTAGAAACAATAGACACTCTACAAAAGGTAAAAACTCTACTAGGACGCAGATACCACCGAGAGGGGAGGTTCTGGTCATGCCCCCTTACTGTAAAATCAGCCCAGCAACTCAAAAAGTGGGGATTCCAGTTAGACCCCAAACTGGAACGCTTCCTCCAATCCAAACTACATCCAGCTCCTCCTAAACCAATCCCTGCCATCCCAGGCCTCAGGGGGGAGCTATACCCATTCCAAAACATTGGTGTCTCTTTTATAGAAAGCAGGCAGGGAAGAGCCCTGATAGGGGATGAAATGGGATTGGGGAAAACTATCCAAGCCTTAGCATGGTTACAACTCCACCCTGAAAAAAGACCAGCCATAATTGTCTGCCCAGCCTCTCTAAAATTGAACTGGGAAGAGGAAATACAGAGGTGGATGAAGAAAAGGCCAGAGAACACCCCCCAAGTGCTGTCTGGAACAAAACCCAGTGGGGTGTTTATCCATGGAAAAATCCTCATCATCAACTATGACATCCTGCATGCATGGACAGAGAAAATACAAAAATTGCAACCACAGGTACTTATACTAGATGAGGCTCATTTTGTAAAGAACAGAAAAGCAAAAAGGACTAAAGCAGTCAACATTATAGCTAGAAACACCCCCCATATCATTGCACTAACTGGCACCCCCATTACAAGCAGGCCAGTAGAGTTTTTCAATGCGCTCCATCTCATAGACCCCACACTATTTCCTGATTTCTGGTCATATGCACACCGCTACTGTGATGCCCATCATAATGGATACGGATGGAATTTCAAAGGTGCATCCAACACTGAAGAGCTCCACCAACTGCTTACCCGAACGGTTATGCTTAGGCGGAGAAAGGAAGAAGTATTGCAGGAACTCCCCAGCAAAATACGCTCCATCATACCCATAGAGCTAACTAACAGGGAGGAATACAAGTTGGCTGAAAGGGATTTTGTTACATGGATACAATCTGTAGGGAAAGCAAAAGTGGGAGTAAATATCCAAGCTCTAGCTAAAATAGAATACCTGAAACAAATAGCACTGAAAGGCAAAATTAGCCAATGTATACAGTGGATAAAAGATTTCTTAGAAGTGGAAGACAAGCTGATTGTTTTTGCCATCCACAGAAACACAATCAACACTCTTATGCAGGAATTCAAAGAGATAGCAGTCAAAGTGGATGGGTCAGTGAGAGGGAAAAGGAGACAAGAGGCAGTCAAAGCCTTCCAAAATAACCCCAACTGTAAGCTTTTCATCGGTAATATGATAAGGGCTGCTGGGGTTGGGCTAACCCTAACTGCATCATCAAATGTGGTATTTCTTGAACTGCCATGGACACCTGGTGAGCTGGGGCAAGCAGAGGATAGAGCACACAGGATTGGGCAGAAAAAGGTAGTTAACATTTACTACTTACTAGCTGGAGGGACGATAGAAGAGAAGATCGCAAAATTGCTAGATATAAAGAAAAAAGTTTTGGGGAAAGTGTTAGATGGGCAAGAGGTAGAAGAGGAGGCATTGTTGACTACCCTCTTGGCTTCTTATGAAAAAAAGGAAAGGAGGTGAATGAGAATGGAGGATAGGCAGGTAATAGAAGGAGTAGAATAAAAAAAGGAGGTAAGACAAAATGGAAAAAGAGCTAAAAATGATTGAAATAAGCCAAGACAAAGGAATACTTTGCCATTATGTTACTGATAAACAAGAAGCACAGACCGTCCCATTGTCATTCACCTATATCCCTGTAATAATCCACCATAACCTATGTGAAGTGGAGAAAAACCAAGGTGCTTATTCTGCGGGTATATGTGTAAAGAAAGGAGGAGTAAACAATGAAACAGAAAGAATTTGAACAACTAAGGATAGGAAATACTGTTTATGTCAAGGGAAGAAAAGCAAGAGTAGTAGAAAAAATGGGTGATAGATTGGTAAAAATACAATACATAGAAACAAAAAGAACAACATGGAAAAAGCCTAGGCAAATAGAAAAAGAGAGGAGGCAAAAATGATAGAAAGTTATCAAAACATGCTGAGGAAATTGGCATGGAGCTTCTCCCACACCACTGGGCAACCTTTTGAAGACTTATTATCAGTGGGGTACCTAGCATATTTTACTGCAAAAGAGAAATACCAACACGGGAATGGAGCTCAGTTTGGTACATACCTGTATACAGTGGTAAAGAATGCATTGATTGATTTCTGCAAAGCCGAACAGGATGAGGCAACCAGCCTTGAACAACTCAATCCAGCCCTGCTAGTCTCTCCTCTACCTACTCCAGAAGAAAGACTACTATTTACCACCAGCATAAGCCAGCTAAGTATAGAAGCAAAAATGGTATGTAAAATGATACTATCTTCACCACATGAGTATGCAACAGCAATAGAGACTCCCAAAAAAGCCAAGACAAAGCTCAAAAAACAACTAAGGCAACTGGGGTGGACATATGCAAAAATACAAAAAACCATGGCTGAGATAGCTGCCATGGTAAGGGAGGACGGGGTATGGAACAGATAAGAAAAAATAGAAAAGAGAAAAAGTATACACTAGGAGGATTTGTCCCTGGCCCACCCCCAAACTGCAAATCCCCCTCTATAATTGAAATGCCTGATGGGTCTAAATGGGTTGATGCAGTCCTATGTGCTACCTTCTGCCATCCAAACTATTGTCAAGCAGCTAAAGCATATTTCAAAAAATTAAAAGCACAGAGGAGGAAAAACAGAAATGATGTGCAGTCTATGTAAAAAAAGAACAAACACCTCATTCTATGTCAATGGTTATGACTTATGTGAAGAGTGTTATGCTGTCTGGAAGGGAGACTATCATGCCTGCAAACTTTGTGGGAAACTAGAGCCTGCCGCATATGCCACTGAAGTAAAGGAAGAACTTAGGAAAGAACAAATTTGCTTTGAATGCTGGCACTGGTTAGGTCTTATTAAAAGAAAAAATGACCCCAGAAGTATAAGAGTTAAGCATCATCACTACTGGGTAGGTGACGGGAAGGGGACTTTCAAAGGATGTGGTGGGCATCATTTTAAGATTAGATTTTTTAACGGCAAGACTATTGAAACAAATGACCTGTGGTATCAAGGAGAAATACCTGAAAGATTTTGGGAAGACTTACCCGACAATGCAGAGTTCATCTAGGGTGGAAGGATGGCAGCTCTTGAACAATTACTCCAAGACTACCACGTCCCTTTCCAAACTACTGGACACAAACACTGCAGACCAGGATGGGCAAACATGCCCTGCCCTTTTTGTACAGGTAACCCTGGCCTACACCTAGGGGTACACTTAAACACCAACACATGGACATGCTGGCGGTGTGGACCTAAGCCCCGCTGGGTAGCCCTAGCAAAAGTGCTTGGAGTAGAAGTACAAGAGGCAAAAAAGCTCTTCAAACAGTACCAAAAACAGTATGGATATGGATACCCATCCCCCCAAAACACAAACAGACTAATCAAGATTAGACCCACCAAACTGCCCTCTGATTGTGGGTGGCTAATGCACCATCATAAACAATACCTAATGCGACGAGGGTTTGTCCCTGAGGAGATAGAGAGGGAGTGGGGAGTAAAGGGAGCTGGGCCTGCTGCCATGCTAGATGGGGTAGAGTACAAAAACCGCATAATCATCCCTATATACTGGGATGGCAAGTTAGTGTCTTTCCAAGGCCGTACAATCAGAGAGGGAGTAGAACCAAAATACAAAGCATGCCCAAAAATCCGTGAAACCATCCCCCACCAGACCATTCTCTATGGAAAACAAGAGGCATGGAGCAGTGGGGTGGGGATATGTGTAGAGGGAGTAACGGATGTGTGGAGATTGGGGAAGGAGGCTTTTGCTGTGTTTGGGGTATCATATACTAAAAAACAAATCAGGTGGATTGCTAAATTTTTTAAACGGGTTTTTATTGTTTTTGATGATGACCCACAGGCACAGCAACAGGCACAAAAGCTGGTAGGAGAGCTGGCTTTTAGGGGGGTTGAAGTAGAAAATGTGGAAATAGAGGGGGACCCAGGGGGGATGAAGGAAGAGGAGGCAAGGTATTTGGTAAAAAATTTATTAAGGAAATGGTAAAAAGAGAGTATAATAATATAGAGGAGGTAAGCAGAAATGTTAAACAAATACAATTTACAAATAGCAAGTTTCACAGAAAAAGAAGGGGCATACCCATATAGTCTCCAGTTTGTAAAAGTAACCAAAGAAAAAACCATAGCTACTAATGCGGAAAAACTAATAGAAGTCACAAGACCAACCCTACCCTATGATGAATACCCTGACACTGGTCATGAGTATAAAGAAAACAGGGATTTTTATCTCAGACCTGATGAGGCGAAAAAGATTGAGAGGCTTATCCCAAAGAGTCCACCCCCTATACTACAGAATATTGCTGTGTCACAAAAAGAAAAAGAAACGCTATTGATAGCAACTGATTTGGAAAATACCTTTACTATCTCCATTAGAGATAAAGAAGAATGGGGTAACTTTCCTAACACTGAAAAAGCATACCCTATAGGTGAACCAAAAGCAGCTGTCAAACTCAATGCCAAAGCCTTGAAGGAAATAGCAATGCAGGTAGAAAAATTCAGTGATAAAGAGGAAAAGCCAATTACAATCTCAATTTATGATGAGGTAATAGAATTCAGTGCAGAAAACAAAAAAACTGGGCAAAAAATGAAAGGTTTACTTGTAACACTTAGAGACCAAGAGGAGGGGTAAATAATGGGTAGAAAAAGATTGATGGAAATCAGTAGGATGGTAACCTTCTTACTGGATGACAAAACCTACAAACAGGTTTCCACCTATTCAAAAAGACATAAAAAAGGCTTTTCTGCCACTCTGCGTTTTTTATTGCAGAGGGGGTTAGAGGTAGAGAGAAATAAGAGAGTGGGGAAATAAAAGAGAGGGGCAGAAAACCCTGATATGGGGGAACCCAGATATGGATGACCAAAATAAGGGCAGGAAAGGAGTAAGACATGAGAAGTGAGCTGAAAAACAAAATAAAAGACAACTACACAATCATCCCTAATGAACTCATTACTGATCCCTCTCTCAGCCCAACAGCGAAATGCCTGTATGCACTACTAGCAAGTAAACCTGATGAATGGAAGTTCTATAACAATGTACTCGCCAATGAAATGAGGTGTACCACTGATACCTTGCGAAAACACCTAAAAATACTTGAAGACAGTGGATGGATAGAAATAATAAAACAATCAGAATTACCAAGAGAAAAAGGCAGGTTTCCTCCAAACAAATACATACTAAAACACATAAAATCAACCGTATCGGAAAAATTCGGCATCGGAAAAAACACGCGTCGGAAAAACCATGACCCTTATAAAGAAGTACTTAAAGTAAGAGGTAATAATAGTAAGAAGGAAAATATACTATTGCCTGAAGGTGAAAAAACTGAATTTGGTTCCTCCAATTTTGATAAAAAAGAGCTCCCCCCAGCAAAAGAGAAAACAAGACCTTTCCTTCCATTTGCTAAACAACTTGCCTCCATCATCAGAACAAAAAAGAAGGTTAAAGTCCCCCCCAGCCGCCTCCACAGTTGGGCAACTGAGTTCCGTAAACTGGTAGAGGTAGAAGGGGTGGATAGGGAACGTGTCCAAAGAGTTTTGGATTGGTATGGAGGGAGTATTGGTGGGCAGTATGTTCCAGTTGTAGAAAGTGGAGCCAGCTTCCGCCATAAGTTTCTTCGTCTAGAGGCAGCAATGGAAAGGGAACAAGGCCAAGGGGGACATAAGAAAGAAAACAAACCTACCACCACTGCTAGTCTGAGTGATATTTTAGACCGACTGGGCAAGCCCAAAACACATTGCCGTAGAGCTTTCCCCAAAGAGTGTCTTACCCCAGCACGGGAGATACTGGGTAATGGGGTGAGAAGGGTAGAGGTGGCAGAGCAGTTGGTGAGGATGATTGAAGAGATTGGTAAGAGACAAAAGGGGGTAGAGACAAAAGTATATGAACTTCTGCCCAGCCCTTTTAGTCTGGTGTGTCAATATGTGAGGTGGTTAGAGGGGCAGGAGTGGGTAGAACATCCCACCTTACAAATGTTCTCCGTTCACCATAAACTGTTTCAGCATTTTTGTAGGCAACAAGCAAAAAACAATTTAGACCTTCACCCAGTTACAGGGGAGAAGGTGAGGAGGTAAGGGGTATGACTTATGAGAAAGTGTCTAAAAGGTTAGAGGCAGGCGAAGACCCTCTTGACTTGAGTATTGAGAAATGGAGGAGGGTGGTTAAGCACTTGAGTGGGATTACTAGGTTTGAGGAATATGACTGGGAAGTTGAAATGGGGGTATGTAATTGCGCATTGTGTATTATGTTTGCTCCTCATAAGTGTAATGGTTGTCCTGTTAAGAAGGCAACTGGTTATGGGAAATGTAATAAAACTCCTTATGAGGATTTCCGTGAGGCACGGATAGATAAAGACCTCAAAGGTATGCAAAAGGCAGCCATTGCCGAGTTAAAGTTCTTAGAAAGCTTGAAAGGAGGTAAGGATAGATGAAAGCATTTGAAGGAATATTATTAGGCGGGTTATTAGGGCTTATTTTGTGGGTTTTGTTTCTCTCTTAATTTTTAGTCTAGAAGGATAAATTTATATGGCCTTTAAACATACATATTTAGCCGTTAAGCTAGGTTTGTTTTTAAGAGTAGAAAAAAGTATATTTAAATTATCCCCCTTGCTTAGAAGCTAAATATATTGGCGTTTTGGTATGGAGATTTTGAGACTTAGGAGGCTTAGGTATGCAAAAGCCTGACAGGATGATAGAACGGCGGATAGTAATCGGGATGATAGTTAGCACTGATTACCTCAGCAGAGTAAATAGAATTTGGTCACCTGCATTTTTCACTTCAGATGCTGCACGAATTATCAGCACTTGGTGCATGGAGTATTTCAACAAGTATGCTAAAGCTCCCAACACGGACATAGAAGCTATATTCTATGACAAACTAGCATCTAAAAAGATCCCCCAAGATTTAGCAGAGGAATTTGAGGAGGAAATCCTGCCAGGGCTGTCAGAGGAGTATGACAGGGGGGGGAAGTTTAACTCAGGCTACCTCTATGACCAAACGGTAAAATACTTTAAAGCCCAACAACTTCGCCTCCACAGCCAACAGATACAACAACTTACTGAACAAGGACGGTATGATGAGGCAGAGAAACTGGCACAAGAGTTTAAGCCTACGGTGTTGGATGTGGTTAGTATTGGGTTAGATTTAGCAAGTGAGGAGGCGCAGGAGCGGGTAGAGCGGGCATTTAATGCTGAGCTACAGCGGTTGGTTAACTACCCTGGTGCACTGGGGGATATGTGGAATGACCATTTAGTGAGGGGAGGATTTGTAGGGCTGATGGGGCCTGAAAAGCGGGGGAAGACAATGTGGTTGATAGAGTTGGCTATGCGTGCAGTGAGACAGAAGTGTAATGTGGCTTTTTTTGAAGCAGGGGATATGTCTGAACCACAAATACTGAGACGGATATGCATTTATATAGCTAAGAAATCAGATAGGTCACGGTATTGCAGTGAGTTTTACCAGCCTGTGGGGGACTGTGTAAAAAACCAACTGGACAAGTGCCGGCGGCCTGACCGTAACTGTAATTTTGGTGCATTGGCTAGAGTGTTTCCCAATACATCAGTGAAAGACCTGAGAGGACAGTTAAAGTATGATGAGCTGGTGGAGATAGTAAAGGAGAACCCAGATTATGAACCTTGTGATAGTAAAATGTGCGATGAACGGGTGGGTAGTATTTGGCTGGTGCGTGTACCTAAAAAAAGGCCACTGACAGGGCAAGAGGCGAAAAAGTATTTAAAAAAGTTTTTTACTAGATATAAGCGTCATTTTAAGCTGATGGTTTACCCAGCAGACACACTGACAGTGGCAGAAATGAAGAGATGCCTTGATGCATGGGAGAGGCAGGAGGGGTTTGTACCTGATGTAATTTGTGTTGATTACGCAGACCTCTTAACTGCTCCAGTGAGAGAGTTCCGCCACCGACAGGACTATATCTGGAAAAACTTGCGGGCATTGTCTTTGGAAAGACATTGTCTAGTGATAACAGCCACACAGGCAGATGCAGCGAGCTATGAGACTAACCGTTTACGTCTGTCTAATTTTAGTGAGGATAAACGTAAATATGCCCATGTAACAGCTATGTATGGACTAAATCAAGACCCAGATGGAAGGGAAAAGGAGCTGGGGATAATGCGGATAAATGAGTTAGTAGTGAGGGAGGGTGAGTTTAGCCCTGTTAATGAAGTGACCGTGCTTCAATGTTTGCGGATGGGGCGGGCTTTTTTGGAGAGTTATAAGTAGGAAATTTTGTCATTAAGGAAATGGGATAAAATGAGTATAATAATATAGAGGGGAAATAAAGGAGGAACAAAAAATGAAAAAGACAGAAATTACAAAGGAAGAATTAGCCTATGTAGCAAAGGAGATGACGGAGTATATGCAACTAGAACCCCCAATTGAGGTTAATGGGGATATAGAGGAGCTAAAAAGTGAAGTAGAGGAAGCTGCTGGGCTGATTGAGGAGGGGGATGAGTTTACGGAGAGAACGATAAAGGTATTAAAAGCCTTGGGGGTGGATTTACCTAAAGGAGTTAGAGTGAAAAAAGACCAAGAGGAGAGTAAAGAAGACATCCCAGTAAGTAAGCCCCCAGCAACACCAGTTAAGAAAGGGAAAAAGAGTGCACAAAAGGCAAAGTCACAGAAGCCACAGGTGGAGAAGAGAGCCCAACAAGGCCAGAAGACACGGGCACAGGTGATGGCTGAGATAGTAAGGAGCACAAGAAAGAAACCACTTAGCACTAAGGAAATGATGGATGAGATGAAGAGGATATATGGCGGAAGTGAAAAGGAAGCTGTGTATCAGGTTAGGCGTTACATTGGATTATTGGTAGCACTTGGCCTCCTGTCTGTAGATAATAAAGGCAAATATACGTACACTATTACCCCCTAGCTAATTGCGTATGAGAAAGCTTGGCCATAAAGGTTTTTTTGATATAAAGCCACACCAGAGGGGGCTTGCTGGGCAGTTTTTACTCCCTCCCTTCTCTGTCCTCCATACCTATACAGGTGAGTGGAAGAGGAGGAAACAACAATGGCTTGCGCTTGGGATTAAAGGGGAAATAGGAAGGAGTGGTGAGGCATATAATGCCAACATTTATGAATGGATGCAGAGAGAGATGCCAGATGAGAAAGGGCTCTGTGTAAATTTGACTGCAGGAGGGAGAAGTGTATTTGACCCTGTCCTGTGTGAGCTAATGTATAGTTGGTTTTGCCCTAAGAGTGGTAGTATTTTAGACCCCTTTGCTGGTGGGTCAGTGCGTGGCGTGGTAGCCTCTTGTATGGGGTATAAATACCATGGCTGTGAGCTCCGCCCTGAGCAAGTGCAGGCTAATAGAGAGCAGGCAATTGAGATTTTTGGGGGGGAGGGGATGAGTGAGAATCACCCAAAGTGGGTTGTTGGTGATAGCAATAAGGTATTGGATGGTCTAATAGAGAAAGGGATGAAGTATGATTTTATTTTTACCTGCCCACCATATGGGAACTTAGAGGTGTATAGTGATTTAGAGGGTGATATCAGTAACATACAAAACTATGATAAGTTTCTAGAGGCTTACAGTAGTATAATCCAGAAGTCTTGCCATTGTTTAAGGCAGAACCGCTTTGTTTGTTTTGTGGTAGCTAATTATAGGGATAAAAAAGGGTTTTACCATGATTTTGTGGGTGATACCATACGGGCATTTGAAGAGTGTGGGGTGCGTTTCTACAATGAGTTGATTTTGGTAACACCCCCAGGTAGCCTCCCTGTGCGTGCAGGGAGGGTCTTTAGTAGTACAAGGAAGGTAGGTAAGATGCACCAGAATGTTTTGGTTTTTTATAAAGGTAAAGTTAAAAAGATAAAAGAGGTCTTTAAATGAGAGGGGTAGTATATGTGGCCGTGCTGAGTTTTACCCTCCCTCCTCTTATACACCTCCTTCCCCTGTTTATACACAGGGTTTAGGGAGTGGGTTTTGTAGGCACGGCCATTTTCATTAGGGAGGGGGCATATAGAAGGAGGATAGCAGATGGAAAGAGAAAGGTTATTAAAGGTATTAGAGGTAGTCAAACCAGGGTTGTCAAATAAGGGTTTCATAGAACAGATGGGTTGTTTTATTTTTGTAGGGGATAGAGTAGTTACTTACAATGATGAGGTTACCATTACTTACCCTCTACAAACAGGGATAACAGGGGCAGTGAGGGCAGAACAACTGTATAAGTTGCTTGGTAAACTGCCTGACAATCATATTAGGCTTAAGGCAACTGAGACAGAGCTGTTGGTGTCTGATGGAAAAATCAAGGCAGGCATCCCTTTACAAACAGAGATAGAACTCCCTCTTCTGGATTACGGCAAGGTAAAAGGCTGGGTAAAAATACCAGATGGGTTTTTAGAAGCAGTTAAATTTTGCCTTTTTTCATGTGCTAGAGATATTACTACCCCACAACTGTCTTGTATTTATGTTAACAAAAAAGGGGGAACAGTGGAGTCCACAGATAATTTCCGTCTTACCAGGGTTAATGTAAAAGAGTTTGATGCGTTCCCTGCCTCTTTCTTACTTCCTGTCCATGCAGTGGAGGGGGTGTTTGCTAATGAGGGGGGAGTAGAAGAGGTAGCTGTGGAAGAGAACTGGGTGCATTTTAGGTTAGGCAACCAGTGTATGTTTAGTGCTAGGACTTATACAGAAGTACAATACCCTAATCTTTCAGAGGTCATCCATCAGTTTGAGCAGAAAAGGGAAAAG